CGGTGGCGTAAAAACAGACAATAGTCTCCATGCAGGCGCACCTCTGTGTGAAAGAGGGTGTAACGTATGGTTACCGAGCCGCCAAACTGGGGAGTCATCACCCCGGCCTGCACTTCGTGTGGTTTTCTATAAAGACTACCACCAAACCCCATAGGCCACTTACGGACCCGACCAGCCCCCCTACTGTACAAGGAGGACACCACGCCAGCTGCCATCTTCCGACATCTCGCAACCCAAGGGTGGCCAGCCCTAGGCGCACTGCTATTTACACTATTTACATATAACCGCGAACCGAGTGATGAAACAAACTATCATTACGCAACGGCCTCGACCTAACAAACACCCCAACAGGATCAAAAGGATCAGCATAATTCACATCATTCCTAACAGGAGAACCATACCCATAAGTGACGAGAGGAAAATTTCGGCCTAACTCAGCAGCAACCGCGCCGCCCAATGAATGACCTACTATCCTATCAACCCCTCTGTTGGCACGTAACTCGTCCAACGCATCCCTGTATGCAAAAGTATAACTAACCATATCCATAGGTATCATGAGATCGTCCAATATGTCTGTGGGTCGACGGGTTCCTGGAACATACAACGTCGTCCCAACTACAAATGGTCGTCCTAACCGATAAGAATACGATAAGTTTAACAAATCTGCAGATATAGGGTCGCTATCACTTATTACCACCTCACCTCCTCTCAAAGTCAGATCGAGGCTTGTTCCCTAAATACCTACGTACCCAGCTGTGGTCCTACCAGGGAGTCCTTGGGTCATGACGAGACGGGACGTCCGCAATCTGTCGCAATAACGCCACCAGATTCCTTCCGCGTCCGCGCCTCCTGTGGGCAATTTCTTACCCAACCGACTGAGGAAATTATTGGGAGGAGCAACAACTTCTACCGTAGCTTTAATGACCATTCGAACCGTCACGTTGTTCGGGCTCGACAAAAGGCCCACGATAGGAACCCAAGGTGCATTGTAACTACCAGTAGTGGACGTTCCGGAGGTATTACCATAACCCGTCGTCCAAGCGCTGCTTCCTGTGGGTACTGGGGTAAACTCCAAGGCAGACCGTTCTTGCATGCAAGTGTGCAAGCAATGAGTACGGGTCAACTGGGCACAGGGAACCTCTACCAACCCTCGATGCTCATTCATCGAATTGTACATGCTATAAAACTCTGGAGCGGCTCCAGATGATGCCAATGGAACACCCGACTGGACCCAACGGACCAGTGTTAAGGTGCTATTAACCGACGACAAAGCATCCGTAACCATAAACTCCACGCAATAAGAAGTAAACCTCACGGATAAATTGTCCTGCGCTCCTGACGTACCAGTCGGTTGGAGCATAGTCGTGAGAAAAGGATCAATAAGTGTGGTTTGAGTCACAGCTGTTGAAGCGTTGGGTGGCTGAACCGCCTGATTGTAAATGACACCCAAACAATCATTGAATGGGGCAAATAAACCAAGTGCAGAACCACCTCCCGCAATAGAAAATGCGTTAGACCTGAAACATACAGGAAACCGAAACGCACTGACAGCATTGTAACACGGACACACCGGTATCCCGTTGGTAACCTTCTTCTTGCGTTGTTGCTGAGGAACAGGAGCATGCTTCTTATCCTTCTTCTGTTTCTTTCTGCCAGCGCCGCCGCCGGCTGCCATCTTAGTAGCTTTCTTTCCTTTGGGTTCACCCATGGTGGGAATAAAGAACACAAACGACAAACCAAACTAGCCCAAGATGCTACAAGAGCACTCGCCCGGTGAGACGATTCCCCTTTCACGCAGAGGTGCGGCCGTAGTAACATTTCTGTCCTGATGTTTTACAAGGCGGACGTCTTCAGTTGGCTCCTTGGATAGCAAGCTATCGAGGAGCGCAATATGTACAAAGGAAGCGCCACCACCTGAAACAAAATCACAAAATTACAAAATTCGCAAGGCTATAATAGCGAGCAAAACAAAAATGGACCTACAATCCGTGATGCGAGAAATGCAGGTTAAACGTTCTGTACAAAGCCACTTACCAGCGACCGGCTCATGCTGCTGCAGCAGCCGCAGGAGCATTGACAACAAAACTGGCCCTCAGCTTAGCAACAACTGGGGCGGGCAGAAATTTGTACACTTCTTCAGCACTCATATCTGGCGTAACGCTGCAAGCACCTGCTTCCCATTTCCCTATCATAGTAGGAGTAATGTTGCCTCCAACTGATGCTGAAACCAGTCTCGACAAATTATCCTTACTGACAGGTACTTCGTTGTACGCGTCTCGCAAAATGTCCTTCAAACCAGCAAAAGTAATCTTGTCCTGACCTGAAATAAGTTTCACGTCGTAACCAGTCAACTCTACGCTGGAAGCCACATCTTGAAGCTTCGCTAACCAACTATCCGCGAGCTTTTCATAATACATAGCTGCGGCGGGAAATCTAGCAGTGCTTATAGCTCTCATATAAAACGCAGAAACAATGCTAGTCAGTTTATCTACTGGCTCTCCCTTCGCGACGGAAGCACCACTCACAATGAGTGTTCGAACCACATCCGGAATATAAACACCCTTAACGGTACGTCCATTTACGCATAAGAAATGGATGCCACAAAACTCTATCCGCTTCGGATCCTTCCTGGTTCCTTCAACGTACACGAGTTTCACATCCAGACCTAACCGCGCATAATCGGCGATAACTTCAGCTTGCCATGCCTTCGCACGTGCGTCGAGCTGACCAGCAAAGTCATCGCCCTCGGCCCAAAATCGAAAATAAAGATCTGCGCCGTCGCGTCCGATAAAGATGAAATCGAATTTCCGAACATCATCTACTTCCCACAACCTCCAAGGGTTCAGAGTGTGGGTACAGAGCGTGCTCCCTATCTCTTCCAAGAAATTCCCAGAAGAAGTCCTGCGGTTTCC